GTGTTACATAAAGGTTTTGAGTGAAGTTATCATTTAAGTCAGAAGAACGTATAGCAGAACCTGGGTAGAAGGTTGCTGCTAGTCCTGCTGTATCTGTATTACGATAGATTTTAATGTTGTTTGTACCTGAATCAGGTACTTCACCTGTAACGAATTGAACTGAGGTAGCAGTAGGGAATGTATAATGTGTGGTTACATCTTTTGTAACCCAGGCTGAACTTTCATAGACTTGTACTACGATGTCTGCCTGCTTAATATATGGGAATGTAAAATCAAAGGTAGTGGCTTGTGAGCCCGTACCATTCTTTAAATGTTCAGTTGTAGCCATAATGCTATTTTTAGTTTAATTACTTAGTTATACTGAGGATATCTAACATTTCTTCAGTGGTTGCTCTTGCGCCTGTTATGTCTCCTTGCTTAAGTTGATCATCTCTCCTTCTCTTATAACCACCTTCAATCATATCGGCTTGACCCGCTTGTGTTCTCTTATAAGCTTCCCAAGCTGCTTTACGTGCCTTACGGTGTAGCTCATTTAGTTCTTGATGTACGACTAGTTGTTTAATTGGGAATTCATTTTGACTTAGATCTCCTCTACCTATTTGATATTCTTTTATCTTTTTAGTCCAAAAGCCATCAGGTCGATTCATCATCTCTTCAATACGTTCCCTTAGTGGGTACGCTGGATTAGCTGTACCATCCGGATTTCGATAGCCTGGTTTTGGTATACCATCTTTATTAGGTAGACCACCACCTAACCAGTTATTAATCCATTGCTGTGCCTCTGGTTTGATAGGTTCTTTGCTAAGTGGATTAGTTTGTAGTACCTGTAGGTTATCCCAACCTGTACTTAATAACCACTGTCTCCAAGGTTCCATACCTCCATTTGACTTAAATGCAGGCATAAAGGCATTAGCTGCTGCTGTTAAAGGTTCATAGTATCTAATAGGCTCTCCAGTATATAGATCTACAGCATTCTTTATAATTGAATCACCAGGAAAAAGGAATTTATTCTTGTTAGCTAATTGATTAAGAAAGTCATTCTCTACATCTTTTAACTGTGGAGTGATTATATTATTAAGTACACTTCTAGCTCCTGCTCCTGGTAACACTGAGTTAGCCATATTAGCAAGATATCTATTCCAAGCTGTTTCATCATTAGTCATAAGACCTGCTAACGGTTCAAATCCACTTAAGAAAGTAGCGTTAGTTACGTTAAGGCTAATTGCAGCTGCTAGTTTCCTGGGCCAATCTTCAGCCATTGCTTGATCAACTCTAGAGCTTTGATATACAAAGTCAGCAGACAGTCCTAAAATTCCAGCAAAAGGTTCAAACCCTTTATATGAATGCCATTTTCCTGTGAATGGATTCTTAATGGATAGTTCTTGCCATCCAATCTCCTTTAACCTACGTCTTTCTGCAGCATCTTGAGGACCGTTACCAGTCAACATCCCATTAGCTGCCATTAACATAGTTCCAGATACAAGACTAGCACCCATTATTTGACGGCCAAGATATTCCGATTTAAGTGCTTTAAATGCGTTCATATCTATTTCTTTGAAACCATGTTCTGTAAGAACTTTTAAGATGTCATCTTCTGATGTAGCTCTAAATACACGTTGTGCTTTAGTTAAGCCAGGACCAAGACTACTTCCTGGTACAAAGGACCAAGCTAAATTTACAGCATTCAACCCAGTTCTAGGGAATAAGAATATAGTTTTAAGTGCTGGTACAGCATCCATTATAGGATCTAACTTCTGTAGAATCACATTATCTAAGTTTAAAGCAACTTCACTGGTTGCATGTTTAGTTGCTTCATCAGTTAGTACTCCATTAGCATCAAAAGCTTCATCATATAACTTCTTCTGCATCTTTTCAAAGTCAGCCTTATTAAAGGCTCCATAGGACTTATCAAAGAGTGCATCAAATGCTTTAGCTCTAGCATTACCACTTGCCATCATTGACCCTGTAAAGCCATCAATAGAGTACATAGCATTAACACCCCATCTAACAATTGGATTGTTATTCCAAAAAGACATCTGTTGTGCCATGTTAATCCTAGCTACAGCCCAGTACTTACCTTCCTCTTGAAAGCCTTTCTTCATTAACTCCATAACTTCTAAGCCTTCGTCTGCTTTAAAGTTAAAGTCTGCACGTCCTCGTCTCATAGCTTCTTGTGGATTAGCTACCGCTAACTTCCACTCAGTCCACATAACCTTTCTAGCTCTAGTAAGGTTCTCCATGAGTCCACCATAAGTGGCTAACGCACGTTTGAATTGATAAGCATCACCAAATACTGCTTTAGGTGCTGAACCTGCTAAAACAGAAATAGGTTTAACTGTAGTCATTGTAAGGTTACCAGTTAGTGCTCTAACTGCTGACAATCCACTTAGGATTGAGTTATGCCTTACACCGTTTAATCCTTTAAGGATAAGACTAGGTACTTCAGGATTTTGATCATAGATTCCTTTCCTTATGATTGAAAGGTTATCATCAGCATATCTAAAGAGTAGATCCAATGTATGAACATCACCATCAGTAGAATCAAACGCTGCTATAAAGGCTTGACGATATTCAGAATGATTTTTAGTTATATCTTTTAGAGTTTGAATAGTTTCTCTTGCCTTCTCTCTAGATATCTTCATACCTGCTTCAAAGGCCTCTCTGTTCTCCTGTAGCTTGATTGCTACTCTTGGGTTATCATTAATACTTTTAATTAGTTTCTTAGCCTCTAGAGTCCTTCCAGCGATAGACTGTGAAGCTCTAATTTCAGTAGCTAGTAGTTCTAAGTTATCCCAAGCTATCTCCATTTGACGTGAAACATCAAAGAACTCATCCATGCCTCCAGCTACTCTTGCTGCATCAGATACAGTATTAGCTGCTTGTTCCACCATCAAAGCAGAAGCTCTGACGTTATTTGGATCAAACATAATGTCAAAAGCTGATCTAAATGCTTTAGCTAAGACAACAAAACTTTCATCATCTAAGAACTTCTGACCTCTAATTACATCCTTCTTCATTGTAGCAAGATCCTTAGCAAAGGACTTCACATCTTGACCTAAGATATTAGTAGCTAAACTGTTAACTGCTTTAGTCATATCTTCTTCAGATATAGTCTTTAGGTTAGCAAGTACAGCATCTAACTGCTTAGGCATATTCAGGAATAACTCATTAAGTATCTGTGCTCTTTCACTTCCATCCTTAGCTTGCATAAAAGCTTTTTGAAATGACTCAGTAACAACAGGTGCTGCCCTTCCATTGATAGACGGGTACTTCTGCATCGTTGCATGATCAACTACTGCTTCAACAGGATCTGCTTTAGGGTGAGGTATAGCTTTATGTATTGGATCTGCTGGTGTGTTGATGAATGGGTCATAGCCATTAACACCTGTAGGATCTAATTCTAAACGCCTCAGAGCTTCTTCTGTTTGAGCTTGTCCACGTAAATAGTTATTTTGAGCTGATTCAGTGAATGCACCAGGAGGTGCTTCTAAAATCTCTGCTGTTACTAATTTACTTTCCTGTGAAGTTAATTCATCTAACCTAACCCAATCAGGATCATCAAAGTTTTTACTTTGTGCTATTTCTTCTGCAATGTTAGGCCTAGCTTCTAAGATTTCATCTATCTGTTGATTTACTTCTCTTAGTGTAGGACTTGTAAGTGCTTCTGTTGTAACCTCTGTTTCCCTAGCAGCTCGCTTAGCTAAAAAAGCTTCTGCTTCAGGTGTCTTAGCTAGAAACTTAGTGGGTTTTACTGCGTTGAATACTATACCAAGAAGATCTACTCCTGTTGATAAGGCTCCAGTTTCAAACATCTGCTTCCAGTATTTAACCTCTGGACTGTCAGTTGTTTTAGTAACCCAAGGTACATTCCAACCAAAGTTTTCATGTAAGATTGTAGCTAGTGTTTCATCAGTAGCAGAAGTAGAAGCAGTAGTTACTACCATATCTATACCTAAATGAGTAGCTATTTCAGTTGCTAGCTTTGCTTTACCACTTAAACCTAAGAACCAAGGAGTAGCTTTAACTGCACCTACAGCTATTCCACTACCCAAGATGGTAGGAATTGCTACACCAGACACCTTCCTTATAGTTGCATGTAAAGGTTCATCTTCACTTATTGGATTAGCTTTATCCCATTCATTCTGAAGCCAAGTCATTGGCATTGGTGGCTTGAATTGATTGTTTGGATCTAAACCTAGAGCGTTAGGTATTTTCCCTAGTAACTCATATCCCTTCTCTTGAATAGTTGTCAAGCCTAAAGCTGTATCAATTAGGCCTTCTATTGTGCCTACTGTTATATCTTCAGCTATCTCAGCACTTTGTTCACGTTCTTCTTCAAAGTTTGGAGGCCAAGGATTACCATAGATATCCTTTTGACCTCCTTGTTGAGCTTCTTCAACTTGTTCTAATGCAGCTTCTGCAGCTTGTCTTTCAC